CTATTTTTCAAGCATTCCCTTGATCCGTTCCGAAAGATCTTTAACCTGTTCTTTTAGTGTAGCCACTTCCTTCTCCAGCTCGTTATGGCTTTCGAGTTTTTTCGCCAGGCTGTCGACCTTTTTGTCCATCTGTTCTACCTTGTAATCCAGCAATGCTGAATGTTTGGAGTTGCTAGTCCATGTTGCTAGGACTGAAGGTACTCCGACGCAAAGTCCGGATATAATCGCAACCAGAATTGTATCAGTCATTATTCTTCCTCGTTTACTTCTGGCAAACCTGCTAAGCTTGTTAGAATTGAGCATACACCTGCCACGACCGTTGTGCTTGCTGCGTACATCCAGTTTACGTCCGGAACGGCTGCTCCTACTGTGATAGAGGCTAGCGCTGTTTGAGCCATTGTCTTGATTGCTCGAACTCCTGCTGCTTCCCACCATGCTTTGTTTGTAAGTCTACTCATCCTCGTTACCTCCTACTAAAAAGGGCATGCCTTCTGGCATGCCTTCAATCACCTATACTATTCTAGAAACCGTTTCTGATGCGTTGATCAGAGTTCCGGCTGCTGATGTAACCCACGTTAGAGCGACCTTGTTTCCTGGTGCAGCTGGTGCTGCCTGAATGACAGCGGATACTGGAAGAGTGATCACGTTGTCTGCTGCGGTTGTTGTTACTTGTGCTACGGCTCCCGGAACTGCTGTTCCGTTGGCATAAAGTTGCACTTGATTTGTTCCCGCTGCAGTTGCTGAAATCACGAAGCTTCCATCCACTTTATACGTTCCAGGTTTTACGATTTCCAGAGCGTTTCCGTTTAGATTGACTCTGTTGTTTGTCCGAACCTGAACGGTTCCAGGTGGGATCGTTGCGCCTGCTGCTAGTGTTGCGCTTGTCGTGTTGACGACTTGGATCATGTTTCTACCTCTAGGCTACTGTAGCGCCTGTAGGGTAGTAAGTTCCGTATTGTGGGTAGTAAGGCGGATTTGTGTAATATCGTCCTAATTGGCTCAAAATGTTTTGAGTTTGTACGCTGTTTGAAATTGCCTGTAAGCTTTGATCATATTGAGTTTTCAAGGCATCATATTTGTCTTGCATCATTTGAGTCTTTAAGTTGCAGCAGCATTGTTCCATCTGGTGAGATAGGTTGTTAATGCTTTCCTGTACTCCTCCAAAACCTTGGCATAAAGAACTATTTACACCGTTGAAGCCATTCATCATGGCCATCTGCGTTGTGTTTGCGTTTTGCATTTGGTTCACGTTCATCTGGTTGATTAGCTGCGCGTTTTCGTATGCGTTTGAGCAGATTCCGTTTGTGATTCCGTCTAGCTTGCTAATAATAGCTTGTGTATCAAATCCGCGCTGAACCTCTGCTTGTGTGCCTTGCTGGTTGTTTCCCCAGGCTCCGCCACCAAATCCAAAAATCAAAAAGAATAAAATTAGAATGATAATCCCGTTTCCTTCTAGAAAGCCATCTTTGTTTCCAGTTACAGAAGCGATATCAGATAATGATAAGTTGTCCATGTGTGTTCTCCTTTCTTATCTATCTTGATTTTGCAAAATCCTATTTTAGAAAGCCCTTGAACTGTTCAGCCATTTGTTTGGCTTGATCCAGTTGAGCCTGCGTAAATTTTCCGGAGGCCATCAGCTCATTTAGAAGTTGCTGCGGGTCTTGCGTCCCTAGCATCTTTTTAAATTGCTGAAATTGTTGCAGCATGTTTCCGTTTCCTCCTGGTCTATTTTGAAGTAGTGGATTCATGACGGTTGCCTCCTCTCGCGTTCTGTTCTACCTTTGAAAGCCATTCCTTGAATTCTGCCTTCGTGAGGTACTTGTCTTCCGGTTGATCTTCTTTCACTTCCTGGAAGCTATAAGCCTTGATCGTACAGAAGCCACTTGCGTCTGCTTGTTTCTGATAAAAAATAGGCTTGTTACTGTCCATTAAAATCACGGACTGGTTCGGTCCTAGAGTGAAAGCCTTAGCACTTTCGATTCCGTTTACAAATTGAATCTGGTTTATTTGCTGGGTTGGTGCCTGCATCTGTGGCATTCCAAACTGCCCAGGCTGCGGCATGAAATTATTGAAGTATGGTGTGTTCATTGTGTTCTACCTCTTTTCACCTATATTCTCTTATATTTTCATGTCTGGAACCGTCCCTCTTTTGTCCTTCTTTAGCTTGTAAAATCCGAAGGCCATATCTACCAAAAGGGCCCAGTAGTAGTCATTTAAATCTTTGACAGTTTCTTCGAATTCATCTTTTGACATGCCTGCGTCCTGGTAATGCCATTGCGAGTCTTGCGTTTTGCTCCTTAGCTGATAAACAACTTTTTTCTGTCTGTCGCTCAATCCTTGCTCCTCGATTAGAAAATGTGCAAAGTCTGGGCGTAGAGGTGTCTGGTATCTTCTATTTATTCTCCTGTTCATTGTGTTCTATTGCTGATCCTTTCTATTTAAATGTTCCGTATGGCTTTACGTTTACTCCTGCCGAATTTAGTTCTCCGGCGGCCATCCAGCGTCGTGTTCCGTCGCCACCAATCCAGCTGATCCACACGTATCCTTCTCGACGAACATAGCCGTCATAGTTTACATGCTGCCCTTTGATATATGTAAGGCCTGTATCTTGTCCGTGTAGGCTTGGAGCGCGTCTGATCTTGATTGTACAAGCCGGATAGAATGTAGCTTTTTCGTATACAAAGTCTGAAGGGATACCGTTTAGCACGGATGCTGATCCCGTAGAAGCCTGGCCTCCTTGATTGAATGGCACGTGACTTGAATCTGTCCAGTTTGCGAATGATCCTTTATTTAAAATCACAGTTCCGTCTGTTACGAAGGCAAGGTCTGCGGACACGTTGTTTGGAAGGTGATAAGTGCCTTGTGCATTGCGGTCATAGCAGTGCGTAAATTTACCTTTTGCGACTTCCATGTGGCTGTGGTTTCCTGTAGCGTATCCCGTTGTCCCTTCGTCTCCGAAAGTGTCACCTTGTTTGAAGTATTTTACTTTCTTGATATCCTCGATATAGTTGTCGTGAATAAACATAAATGTGGCAAAGTCGATCGTTCCGTCTCTAAATAGAACTTTCTTGTCTGATTCTAGGAATACTGCGTTTCCGTTCCGTGCAGTGTCATAGGCTACTAGGTGGCAATCGCACGGTGCAATTGTTTCGTCAATCCCTGTGTCCTTTCCTGCGTTGTCTAAGGCGTTTGTTCCTAGGTGTGTTCCTACGTTGTTTCCTTGAGTAACATTCATGTACTCCATCGGAAAGCCTAAAAGCTGATATCCGCCTTTTGTTAGTTTTTGTCCTTTTCTCATATTCTGGACCTCCTTCTATTTATGAAAAAGAAGAAGCTTTTTAGCTCCTTCTTATTTCCAGTGTTAGTATGTTTCTCCGGTGATTTCTTTATACTGATCAGCTGTGATGAATCCTTTTTCACAGAACTTTCTTACCTGCTTATCTGTATATAGCTTTAGATCATAAAATCTTTTGATTTTTTCAAACATAAATTAAGCCTCGCTTTCTTCTAGAAGTGTATCTGTCATCATGGCCGTGTACATGATTTGTGCCTCAATCTTATCCTGTGCGGTTGCTTGTTGCTCTGGTTCTTCAATTGTTGGTTTGTCTCCTTCTGCAACCTCAACCACTTTACCTTCTACATATTTGTAGTTGTATCTACCTAATTCATCAACTAATCCTTTTCCTAAGTATTGACTTTGAGCATGGGCATATTTATCGCCTTGTCCTTTATCAACTTCTGTCATAGTTTGAATTTCTTCTTTTGATAAGAAAATATCTGAATTAATAGATGTGATGTATCCATCTTGTAAGGATACATATACTTTATATTCGTTGTTCATAGTTCCTCCTAATAAATTTCTGCATCTACACTTATTGTCACATCGTTTAAATCTATACCAATTGCAGTATTGTTTAATGATGTATCTACAGGGTTTGTATATACACGTACATATTGATCATTAGCATAACCATTGTTTGTGCTAAACGAAATTTGTTTACCTGTTCCGTTAACTCTAAGAAAAGTTTGCTTGTTATTCCCTTTAAAGATTACATTTCGGCTACTTCGCATATAAACGCCCCTTGAAAAAGGAATATATATAGCGTTATTAGCTCCATAGCCGGCTAATGAACCTTCTAAGACTACATAGAATCTTTGACACTTCAAAATTTCTTCTGCATAATTTGGAGCAATAAACTCCGTAGCTACTTTACCTTGCTCCAATTTGACCCATTTAAGCGTTATGCTAGTTCCTCGATTCAAAAAGATTGTAAATGTTTTTGTACTCTTACTTGTATGTACAACATTTAATCCTTGTTTCAATATTACTTGTGAATCATCATCTGCTACCATCGTCACTGTTCCACTTACAGAGGTTACATAACACGATAATGTAGAATCGCCCTCCGTCGCATTTTCTAAGTATTGCAAAATATTTCCTGTATCTGAGTATTTATCGTTCTTTACAGTAATTCCTCCACTTGTGCTTGGTGTAACCGTAACATTCCAAATCTTCCATCTATCTACTGAATAACCTCGTTGTTCGTAGCTTGTAGCACCTCTTTGATTGATTTTAAAATCCGGATTAATTAATAAATTCGGATTACTGAATTTAGTTCCTAAATAATTTGCTAGTTGCGATAATAAACCTTTTTTTAATCCTGCTCCATTGTGAACCGGAACAAGACTTGTATCGGTAAAGCTAGGCAATGCGTCTAATTCCGTGACTTGTTTTCCTGCCATTCTCTATTCCTCCTTGACTTTATATTTCCAATCCGAGCCAATTTCTCCACTTGCTACTTCATAAGACCAATCGGCTAAGATTGTGTTTCCTTTTTCATCTACTAAATTTTGAGCACTTGTTGCGTTCAAATTCGTGGTAAAATGATTATTCATCACCATTTGATTCAATGCATTATGTGATGTAGTAACCGCCTTTATCTTGGTTACGATCCAGTTAATAGCTGCCTTATCTTTAAAACCGAGCATAGGTTTTCACCTCCTATGCTGCGGACCACATTGCATTCAGCTCGTCTGTCGTGATTGCTGTTAAATCGGTTGTCTTTACGTATCCACTTAGATCAATGTCTGTAGTTCCGATTTTCTCGAACATTCTTGAGTCTGCCATCCAGATATACTCATCATAGATGTCCTGCGTTCCGTGGCTGTGCGCTACTAAGTAAATAACACCGGTTGCTCCTGTAGCAGGTAATGAACTTACTTTGCTATATGAAATTTGTGTGATTTTTCCAACCGCAGTACTGATTGCAGAACTTACTTGTGACGCTGTCTGATATCCGCTGTCGTTTGTAAGCTGCGAGGTTTTGGTTGGCGTGGTTACGTCTACAGCTTTGCTGGCGTCGGGTGTTAGTGCTGTTCCGTTAACCTTCACCGTTGTGATTGTGTTAACCTGAGCTCCTGGTGCAATGCCTGCTAATTTGTCTTTTTCTGCTGTAGTGTAATCATTTGTTGAAAGTACTTTCCCGCCTACGGCATCAACTTTCTTTGCTAATTCTGCTTTTGTCTTTTGGACCAGTAGGGTCGCCCCTGCCTTGTCCAGATATTCTGTAGCCATGTCTATACTCCTTCCCACAAGCTGTTAAGCTCGTCTAGTGAGACTGCCTTGATCTCGTCATTTTTTATTGCGCCTACTTCTTCCGCCGTGTAGCTCGGTTTTGTTGGTTCTTTAGCCCATCCAGAAACTGTCGGGTCCTCTTCTTTCATAGCTCCTATGATTTCGTTACCGTTTAGAGTTGGCTTGTTTTTCAGTTTGTTGTAGTCGCTTGTTCCTGCGACGTATTGCTCTTTTAAATCAAACCCTAGGCTTTCGTTTTCCTCTTTTAAATCAAACCCTAGGCTTTCGTTTTCCTCGGCTAGATTGATACTAAATTCATCTTTCATCATTCTATGATTTCCTTATATAAAACCGGAAAAACAGGACGGGTTAGAATTGGGGAAGCTATAACCGTTCCTTCTTCGGTGATAGCTCGAATTTGTACCTGATATCGTCCAGGCATAAATTGAAGTGTCTCTTCCTGGGTTAGCGTTACGGCCACAGTATTTTCCTCAATCACTAGGTCTTCCATTCTTTTTGTTAGAATAGTCCCGTTCTGTTCAATCGTTAAATATAGACTTGTTAGTTTCTCTAGCTCGAGTCCTGATGTGTGAATGACCAGAGTTGGTGTTGTCCCTTGTCTCATGATCTTACCTACTGAACCTGATACTTCCAGTCCGCAAATATATTTGTGCCCTCTTCGTCGGTTAGAGTGTTGTCCACGTCAACTTGAAGCTCTGTATAAATGTGATTGTCCAGAAGCATATTTTCAAGGTTTAGAATGCGGCCAGCTAGTGCCGTTGCGACTTCACCCTGAAGTGTTTCTTCTAAAGATTCGAACCATTTTCTGAATTTCTCGCCGTTGGCGTATTGAGTGTCCTCATTTTCTTTCTGGATTCTTTCATAGAAACTTTGGAATTGATCATATAGTTCTTGTGTTGGTACTCGCGTTAAAGTATCAACCGTTAGTCCGCAGTAGTTTTCGTCAAGTCTTACGTCTTGAATCATTTCTGGCGTGATTTCTCCAGCTGATGCCTTTAAAACTATAATCGCAATGATCAGCTCGTATTGTTCTAGATTTCGAATAGGCGTAGGCATTGACTGCGTTCCTTCCTGATATACAAGACCGCATGAATTGCTGATCTTATCATATCGAATGGCCACGTAGTCATATCTAGTGTAGTTTGTAGCGACGGTAGCTGTTAGGGTAGTTTCGTCTTTAGGCGAGTAAACGATACCACCTATTCCGTCGCTGGATGTCTTTAAAAAGGCGAGCCCGTTACTGACTGATATATTCATACCGCCGGCAATTTTTACTTTGAAGTCTTCACCGGTGATATTAAAAAGGCCAGGTGTTCTCCCGGCATGGAACATCCGCAGATCTTCTGCCAGATATTCCGTATTGTCTAAAGGGTATGCTGTCATGAGCCCCCTCCTTTCATTTTTGTTGCGCTTTCTTGAACCTCTACAAGTTCTAGTTCAATAGTGACCTGCGTCTGTAAATTGCTTTCTTCTACAAACTTAAGGCCTGAGATTCTTGCAAACGTAAATAAATTGAATTTAAAGCTTAGACACGGTATCACGTCTCCTAGGTCAAAGTCCTTTTGAAGGACGGCCTTCTTGTCGTCCGCATCAATTTCAAATTCAAATTTAGAAGATCCTTTTCTAGTCTCTGCCAGCTTACTAAGGCCCCTCTCTTTTAGCATGTTGTTATATTCTTCTTCCGTATAGGTTTGCTCGTTGCCTGAGGCATCCTTATATGTAGACTGTAAATCTCTGGCATCCACGTATAGCTCCATCCTTGGCTCGTCTCCTATTCGAAGATCTACAGTCACGCATTTTCGTCCTGATTCAGATTCTTCGCCATACACGTAAGCATAGTTTTTATAGTCGGATATATCCTCGATAAAAGTTTGCGAGATTAGGTTTCCAAGTCTGTCTGAAAACCTCAGCTTGTTCTTTGTTGATCCTGTGTAGATTTCGAAGTAATTCAGTGTAGTCCCTTTTAGAACTTCTCTGTATCCGTAGCCTACTAGCTGGCAGTATTTCTGAGCCATAGTCCTGAGCGTGTCGTATGTTGTGTCGGATGCGTTCTCAAGTTTTCCTGGAAGACCCGTATTTTCTCCGATTACTATATCCAATCCGCGTTTGTTCTTTTCAAAGTTACCGAGCAGCGATTGTTCTACATTTCGAACGGTCAAGGTATAGAGGTTTATACGGTCCTCCAAATTGTCCATATGACCAAGTACTACAATTTCTTTTGCAAGTCTTTCTACGGATTCTATAAAGAGAATCTCGTTTCTTTCCTTGCAAACGATTCGGTTCCATTTCTGTAGATATTTTGTATTGAAGTCCGTATATTCCACATGAATCTCGACTTTTCCTGTTTCGTAGTATTTTGGATTCCATTGCACGCTGGTTATGTTCTGGAGCGGTCCTTGTCGTTTTCCTTCTCTGTCGTAAACATAATAGTGCATATCTATACCCCCGCTAGTACTTCTTCAAACCGTAGAAGTGCATCCAGACTTCCGGGGTTTTCCTCTGCTGTATAATTCAGTACGTTTTCTCCGGGTTGAATCTGGAAAAACTCGGAATCGTAGTCTGTCATCCAGAAAATGTTTTCTACTTCTCCGTTTCGTATCAAGTGGCAGTATTGTTCGTTTGCAAAAGTACTTATTTCTAGCACGTCCCCTATATTCATTTCTAGGTCTGCTACTTGTCCGAAGGATATGTGCTCCTGAGTGAACACGTTCAAAATTTTCGGGTTTTTCACTTTTGCCTCTGCTTTCATAGTCAAAAGAAAGCCAGTATTTATACTGCCATTGTAATCGACTGTTACTAGTGGCGTTGTGAGCTTCTCTGATATTTTCCAGGGTTCTGTATTTGAAAAAGAGCGAGGAAATTTAAAGAGCGACCTCAGTCTTTGGAAAGTCACCCTTGTTTCCTTTGTTCGTCTTGCGTATGGGAATGGAGCCCTCAGTACAATCTGGAATTTTTGCCAGGTTTCATTGAGCGTGATGATTGGCGTCGTTTTAGGTTCAACCTTCCAGTATACATCGACTCCGGCTCTTGTGTTGATATAACGCAGTGTTGCTGATACTCCAGGAAGGATTACAGCTAGAAGCTTTTTTCTAGTGTCTGCGTTGTATTTAAAGCGCCCCTCTAGGGTGATGTCCTTGGGCTCAATAGAAGTCCCGGACACCGTTGTCCCTATTTGATTTGAAACGCTTGATTCTGATAAAGTGATCTCATTTTTAGAGATTCCGTCTAGTGTTGTTAGTCGGATGCCTGAGGCCTCGGAAAACTCAACGGATTTCCCCAGGCTGTTTGTGTATATTACTGTTACGCCCATGCTAGCCTCCTAACCATTCTTTCTGTTTCTTGCGCGATTTCGCTAGGTCTTAGCTCTTTTGCAGAGTTGATAGTCTGATCTACTTGATAAACGACTGTATTGCCTAAGCCGCTTCCTAGGGCTCCAGGATTGCCTTCTAAAGCCAATCTTGAAGTTAGGCTGTCCATGTTAGCTGCTTCTAGTAAATCGCTAGACATGCGTCCCATAAAGGCCTTAGCCTTTGGCATAGCTCTTTCTACGCCTAGCGTGATTCCGGCTGGAATCCATTTACCGATACGATCTGCGAATAGTCTTGAAGGCGACCCGATTCCTAAGGCACCTTTTACGCCGTCAATAAGGCCCTTGGCCATGTTTCCAAGCCATCCAGTCAATCCGCTCCACGCGTTGCTGATTCCGCTCCTGATTCCGTTTACGATATCAGAGCCAATTGAAATCATTTGTCCTGGTATTTCTCTTACCTTGTTTACAATTCCATTAAAGAATTGCCTTCCTGCTTGAATTGCTTGCTGTACAAACTGACTTGCAAAACTTGCGGCATTGCTGATCGTATTTGATAGCCATGTCCATACTTTACCAGGTAATTGTGAAATAAAGTTGATTGCATTTGATACAAAATCACGCCCTGCCTGAATCGCTTTCTGGATCATCTGGCTTACCCATTCAGCTGTTTTGTTGATTGTGTTTAGTAGCCAAGTCCAGATCTGGCCTGGTAGCTGCTTAAACCAATCCACTACTTTCGATATAAACTGCGGAATGTCTTGCGTTGCGAATTGTACAAGTCTTAGACCCCACTCTACGAACTTTCCTAGAATGTATCCTACGGCGTATCCGATCCAGTAAGGTATCGTTGTTCCGAAGAACGTTTGAATGTTCGTCACAAGCGTTTGTACGCCGTTTGGAATGGTAACCGTAAAGAATTGAACTACTTGTGTAGCCAGGTTCTGTGCTGCGTCCACGAAACTTTGGCACGCCTGCGGTATTGTTACCGTAAAGAAATTTACGATCCCATCTATGACTTGGCCTGTAGTTTCCTTTATGCCATCCCATAGATTGATCCAGAATTCTCTGAAGCTGTCGCTTGTATTCCAAAGATATACGAACGCCGCTACTAGTGCTCCGATAGCTACAACCACCAATGTGATAGGTCCACCGATTACTCCTAGTGCTGCGCTTAGTCCTTCTAGTCCTCCACCGGCCAGTGTAAAGGCTTCGGCCATACTAGCAATCACGCCTGTTCCTGATGATGCGGCGTAGGCTAGGCCATCAATCAATCCAGAGCCTTGTGATACTAAATGTCCGAATGTCTTGATCTTCTTTCCAGCGTCACCGATTGTTCTAGCTATATCGCTTACCGCTTTGATTCCCTTCCAGGTTGCAAAGGCTCCGGCTACAGCTGCAATTAAAGGCATTAGTTTCTGAATCTTATCTGCTACAGTTTGTACTTTGTCTATAATGTCTGGAAGCTTCTCAATAAACGCTGCGACAAACTCTCCGACTTTTTCTACGATCTGAGGCAGAATTTCTTTGATCCTGTCTAGTGCGTCTTTGATAAAGTTCAGTGAGTCTCCTGGGTCTAGCTTTTCTTTGACCGTGTCTTTTACTTTGTTCCAGGCTTCTTGAATCTTTTCTGCTGCTGCTTTGATTGCTTCCGCTGTTGGCGCGAAGAAATCCTTAACCGCATTCAGTGCTTTCGGTAGTTCTGCGGCAATCCAATTCAGGACGTTTCTGATTACTGATCCAAAGCCAGCAATCATTCCTTGAATATTAGGTAAGCCACTATCTGTTAAAAAATTGTTTAAAGCCTCGATAATGTTAGCTATACCGATTGCGATACGTGCCGACATATTTGAAAAGCTAGTTGCAAAACTTCCGGCCATTTCCTTGGCTTTTCCTGCTACAGCTGGAAAGGATCCGGTTCCGTTTTCTAGTGCATCCATCAGTACGTCATTGAATTCCTGCGCACTGATTTCGCCTTTAGAGAATGCGTCCGAAACTTCTCCCATGCTCTTTCCCGTCTTCTCTGCGAAAATCTTTAAAACGGGAATTCCTGCGTCTGTTAAACGTTGCCATTGATCTGCAGATATTTTTCCAGAGGCATTCATCTTTGCGATGGCGTCTACTGTATTTGCCAAGGTTTCATTGGTTCCGTCTCCATAAAAAGAAACGGCATCCATCATGTCCTTTACCATTCGAGTAGACTTGTCTAAGCCTAGTCCTGATGTGGCTAGCTTTTGCGTCGAACTCGAGGCGGTGTCTAATCCATATGCCGTATCGGATACCGCGTCGCTTAGTTCATTTACAACCTTCGCAGCTTTTTTGCTGCTTCCTGCTAAAACCCCTATAACTTGTTTAGCTTTTTGCATGGCATCTAATCGGGCGGTTGCTTTTCCGATTGATCCAGATATTAAGTCCCAACCTTTGCTGGCGGCTTTGAATACCGTTGCGCCTACGAAGGTTGACTTCACTTTGTCTGCGAAGCTTTCCGCACTTTTATGCGCTCCGCTAAGGCCGCTTTTGTATTCGCTGTCGTCAAGTCCTAGTTTGACTTTAATTGTTCCATCAGCTCCTGATGCCATTTTTCAACCTCCTAGGTTTCTAATCTGGCCAGAAGTTCTGCTTCTATTTCTTGCGGTGTTCTTTCCTTTTCTGGTCCTTTGTCCTCAGGCAGGCGGTAATACTTTTCTAGGCGCTGCGCGCGACTCTTCTCTTCTCCTTTAAGATTTGAAGTATCCCTGGTTCTGTAACCAATAACTCGTATGATCATAGTATCGTCGCTTAGGGCGTTAAAAAGCGCCTTAAATTCAAACCAATGAAGTTTAGCGTCTAAAAGATTTATATTGTATTGCTGTCTAAACGCTGCATATATAAGGTCCATATCGTATTCGAATCGATAGCCTTGTCGTCCGTTTGTCTTGGCATGAGATTCTTTAGGCTCTTTGTCGCAAAAATAAAAGCCCATTATTGCATTCCATAGGTCTTTCTGATCACCTTTAAAAGTGAACGGATTGATTCCTATTAGATCACAAATAACGGGCAGCTTCAGTTCCTCTGGTATTGCGTTATCTTGTATAACGCTGTCAACTCGGACCCAGGTTCTAAAGTCTGCATAGATAGGGAGAATCGTTCCGTTAACGTCTATGCTTTCCGGAAGATCTTCTTTCTCTAGCCACAGCATTTCTTCCTCCATATCGTTTGTCTGCGTATTCTAATGTCCTGTTAAATTTGTCCATAGATTCGCAAAGCTTGTCGATTTTGTCCAGATTCTTCTTTTCTTCTTCCGCAGCTTTTGCCTGCTGATCCTTTAAAAATTCATCCTGGAAGATGCTGTGTAATGTGAAGCAAAGTTCAAACTGTGCCGAGCTTCCTTCGTATCCTTTAAATAGTGTCTCAAAGGCTCCGTCTCCTAGAATCTTATCAATCAAAGCAGGGCAGTCCTCTAGCGATTCTTTTCCGAATTTGCTAAGCGCATTCTGTTCAGTCGCCCAATTTTCTAGGGCTTCGATTTTAGAAGTGTCCTTTACATCGACTCTGAATCTGTGTCCGTTGATTTCGATATCTTTAAATAATTGCTTTTGTAACTTTAGTTCCATGATGTCCTCCTTATGTTGTTAAGTGCTTTACTCTGTGGCGCTGTCTGCGGTAAATGTTTTCGTTTTAATGTTAAACGTTCCCTTTACCTGATCGCCTTGTTGCGCGAATGTTCCAGAGCACATTAGTTTGCCTCCGGCCTCTCCGCTTCCTGGGTTATCTGGTTGCACTTCGTAGGTTCTTTGATATGCTACAAAGTCCCCAGATTTGGCTGTCTTCTCGTTCCATGTTTCCACTTCGATCTCTTCAAAAGTAGAACCAACTCTCTGTTCTTTACCTTGCAAGTACACCCAGTAGTTAAATGCGTCTCCTGGATACGCTCGGCCCTCGTAAGATACTGTAGGCGCATAGCCTGTAACCTGGCTTTGGCTTCCGGCTTCTCCGATATATTGCACCCCATCATCTGTTGTAGCGTTCAAGGCTTGCTCCCAGTTTGTCAATCCCTTGTTGGCTAGAACGTAGCTTTCCGAGCCTGTGAATTTGACGTAATGCAGGTTGTCTTCGACCTTTAATTCTCTATTAGGCAGTTCTGTTGTCATCATTCAAACCTTCCCTTCTTTTCGTAGGTTAATGTCATAGAGCAGTAGAAAGTTGAAAGCGCGGCCTCTTCTCCCGTGTAGTCTGAAGGTAGCGTTGTGAGTGCGACCTCTTGCGGTGTTGCTTCGTCCAGTGCTAGATTTGGGAAACCTTGAGCCTCTTCTTCCGCGAGTGCCTGTACTAGTGCATACAGGATTCTGGACAAGTCCAGGCGTGCTTTCGTGTCCTTTCTGCTTGCTTGAATATAAATTTCAAATGGGTAAGTAGCCCTGTAGCCACCACCCAGATAGTGTTCTATTTCTTCCGTGTAGCCACTACTTTTGAAAAGCAAAGCGGTGTGCTTGGAATCGTTGAAATACTCCAGGCACCACGGTATGTTGTTGATATTGATTGAAGAAAAGAAATTGTATAATCCATCTTCAATCTGTTTTACGTCTTCCAGCTTTATGATCTTCTTTTCACTCATCTGAATTCCTCCTTAAAAAACTTTTTAGTGCCTTCCATCCAGGCAGTCTTTCTGGCTTTCAAAGTCTTAGGCCACCACTCCGAACCTCCTTGTCTATAGCTCAAATTTCGAGTTGTATAGACTTTTGTTTCTCCGTGTTTAGCCCATGGACTGTGGCTATGGGTTCCGATCATCACTCTTCCTGTATGTTGGAAGTGTGCGTATGGTGTGTCCCATATGATCCAATCGTTATCCTGTGCCGCCCATCTTAAAGCTGATGTTCTCAGCGTTCCTTTTCCGATAGGCACATTTTTGTTCGTGTCTTGAACGATAAGCTGCTTTAGCTTCAATCTAGATCGGCGGAGCGCTTTGGTTCCTCTGGCCTGTAGCTGTGCCACCGGGATATCGACTATAACTTTTAGATGATACTCACTCACATGTTACCTCTATGAATTCCGGCGTATTTCTCAAGGGATTTAGAATATTCACATTTGTGATCTCATAAATGTCGCCGTGTACTTCGATACGGTCCCCGGTTCTAATTGTGAATTGAGTATCTGGCGTCTTAAATTCTGAAGGGGGAACTAGAACCTTGTCAGCCTTATAATCGTTCACGTCTATCGTTATGAGGATCGTATCTGAATTACTGGCACCCGTCTGTCCATAAGTCCGGGCTTTTGTTTTGGAAACCTTTACGTGTTGGACCGTTACTGTTGACGTAGTTTCTTCTAGGTTTTCTTCGCCTAGAATGTTCATGACTTTTATTGTATGCGGCCTAAGCCATCTCGGGCTTTTCACCATACCGCTTGGCAGGCTAGTCCTGCTTTGAGTAATTGGTAGTCGAGCTCTGATACTGCTAGGCTCGACAAGGGTATGTCATGGAACCTTGTCGTTTTCGCATTATCTACGGAATACGAGAAGCCGCTTGTGGTTGCGCCTGTAAAGTTCATATCGCTAGAACCTACGAAGCAGTCCATGCCGCCATGTGCTTCTATGAAGTCAATCTGGTATAGGACTACTTTTTTTAGGTCCATGCCGTAGTCTTCCAAAGCCTGAACTTCCCAGTATGGAATCTTCTCTCGAATGTAGGCTTCTAGAAGGCTTTCGGTTCTTGGTTCTATTTGTGAATACTCCACTTCATCCAGTAGCGTTCCACCTAGGGTTGTGTATTCCTCAAAGCTTAGGATCATGCTTTATCCCCTTTTTATCCGGCTACCGCTGTGACCTGAACGTTACGGAATACACCGGCTTTTGTTGTATCTTTTGAAACGATTGCTGCAACCATTTCAACTTCACCTAATTTAACAGCTCCTGGAACACTTAAGTCAGGTAAATATGTTGCAATGATCTTGTCTCCTTTTGGACTTACTGCGTGAACGGCGTTTAATCCAAATTTTACAGCATAGATGCTTGTTGTTCCTGTTTTCGCGTCAATAGGCACGCACATCTTTGTGTTTGTTCCGTCAAAGTATCCTCCCATGTCAACAATAGCGATTTCGTCGTAGGTTTCGACTTTTTGTCCGAAGTCGTTCTTTGAACGATCATAGTAACCTTGCATTTTAGCTACAGTTTTTAGCATTGTAGCTGTCTTGCTATTTACTAATAAAGCGTCTGGCTTTTCAGATAACTTTGATAACCAGTTGTCTAAAGCGTACATGAATTCATTCGCGTTTTCTTTGATTTTTGCAGCTGATGACATGTCGAATGGTGCTGTGGCATTCTTTTCCTCTGTATTAGTTCCAGTGACTAAAGCGTCTAAGCCGTCAAATGGCGTAACGTCAGTTCCTGCGTTCCCTTTAGCTGTTGATTTTCCATTAATAAAATCATAGTGAAATTTGTTTTTAACGGCTTTGATTTTTTCGGCTAATTGGAATGAAATTTCTGAGCTTGCGGCTGTTCCTTCTAAAACACGATCCACTTCAAACGCACCACCGAAGATTTTCAAGTTAACGGCTTTTTGCGTCTTAATTGCTTCTCCTGCTGTGTATTCGCTATTTAATTTACGACCTTCAGCCACTGAAGGTGTTTTTAATTGTAAATAGCCGTAAGTTAATGTCGAGCCACCTGTTCCTGGTGATACTGCGTTATCGAAAGTTAAACGATCCAAAATAAAAGAGTCCCTGCGGAACTCATCAATGACCTTCTGGTCTACATGATCGGCTAAACCGACTTTAGAATCTGCTAATGTAATTGGCATCTTTTAGTTCCTCCTATTTTTTGTAATGTTCTGAGATTGCTGCGGCTAAAGTTGTTGGTGCCTCTGGTTTTGGACTTCCTTCGTGATTCCCATCAAGCACGACGTCGTTTCCTGGTTTTGGCTTGTTTGGCTCTGCCGCCTTAAATAAAAAGCTGTCTTCTTTTTTGATAGCTTCGATTTGTTCGTCAAGTCCTGTTAATTTTCCGTCTTTATCAAACTTGATCTTGTCTTTATCTAGTAATCCCATCAAGGCCTTTTCAGATAAGGTTCCAGATTTCGCGATAGCTAAACGAATTGCGCTGTCACGTTTTGTTTCTTCCAAGTCATGATCGTATTTTGTTTTCCAGTCGTTGACGTCTTTTTGTAGTTGTTTTACGTCTACTCCGTCAAAATCCTTGACGCTTTGTGTAAGCTCTTGAATGCGCGTTTCTTTGGCTTGCATGTCGCTCTCGTATTTTGCTTTCGAGACGTATTCTCCTGAGGCAAGGTTTGCTAGTTTTACGGTTTTATTTCCTTCTAGTTTAGCTGCAACCTGTGCATACAATTCCTCACCTAAGATCTCTTTTAAAAACTCCATTTTTGTCCTCCTGCGTTTTTTATATCTGGTTCACTCCAGTATCGAGTCCGGCCTTTTATATCCCGTACCGAGGGGTAACCAAGCCTTTTAAACGCCTTGCTTAGGGCATAATAAAAACCGCGCCATTCCTAGCACGGTTCTTGTCCTTGTTTATTTGTGTTCTATAGTACTTCCGCAATTCCTTTTGCAAGTCTTGCGGCTTTCTGCATCAAACTGTTTTCTTCTAGGTATTCTAGTCCCTTAAGGGTTATCCTGATACCCTCTAGCCCTTCAATGTTTGGTGTTTGGTCTCCTGTGTACCGAGTCATTTTGAAGCCCTCTACATAGCCACTTTTTAGAAGCATGGCTAGTATTGCTTTTCTCTTTGGTTCTGTTATGTCCAGGTTAGCTGCGGACAGTCTGCCTACATCGAAGGACTCGTTGTCCATAGCTTTTTCTAGGGTAGACAGGATTATGTATATAATCTTAAAGTTCGCCTGTTTTTGATTTTCTAATTCTATAAGCTCATCTATTTCTTCTAAAGATAGAGATTTAAGCACGGGCGGAACGCCATCATATTTTTTCCAGGTCTCTAGTTTTTGATATATTTCCTGTAGCCTTTCTTGTGTCATAGCTTCCTCCATTCTAATCCATACTGTTTCTCTAGTGCTTCAAAGGCCATATAGTAGGCCTCATCCTCAGTATACCCTCTCCCAAGCTGCTTAGCAACCTGTAAATCAAAAGCAATGGATGTTATAGGCTTTTTAGCTTTATAGGTCCATAAATCTCCATTGTGGCATGCTACTACCCCTATTAAGTATCCACGACTTTCTGAAACAGAAAAGTCCGATCCACTTGGTGGGTAAGAATTAGGATGGTTATGTATGCCGATTAAAGTTTTAGGCTTAGCCCTCTTTACAGCATTATGAATTTCCTCGTTTGGATCAACATTTAAGATTTCTTTTGTATGTGCTGATGTTGCTACGACTTCTCCTGTCTCGGCATCTATTAAATGTAAGGTTTCGTATTCAGTGCCGGATCTCTTCTTAAGAATATCTAGGGCCTTCTTGTGTAATGTCTTGTTAGCTTTAGCACTTTTTGTTATGTGGTCAAACTTAGACCTATATTCGGCTGATTTTACAAGATCCCAATTGACACGACTATCGTTTTTCTTAGACTTACTTTTCTCCTCTTCATGAGGCTCTGAGTATCCTAGCCGCTTTTCTATCTTTCTTACAGGCTTGTAAGGTCTGCCCTTTGTTCCGCCTATCTTCTCGGCTGAGTAATCTCGCTTCAGATACCCGTTAGAAGCGTCCACAAGCTCCTTCAGTCTCATCTTGTTGTATTTATACCAGTAGTCCTCTTTTGTCGTGTCTAGCCCTGCTGCGGCTTTCACACGTCGCTCTCTGTCCCACTTTCTCATGTTTCTTTCGTAGGACCTTTGCTTTTGCTCCATCTGGTATATCCTGTCGTTTTCTTTAGGATTTACAGGCTTGTTGTAATCCTCGCTTATTCCTGGAAAGTATGCAGTAAATGAATGCCTACAGTTCCATCCGCCAAGTCCTGCGCCTGTTCCGTATCCCGTAGCCTCATAAAAGTTCTCGTAGTTTCCTTCCGGATAGTTTACCCAGAACACTTTTCCTTGCCAGGCTGCGTGGCTTGGTCTGGATCCCATGTGGGCACTTGTCTGTACTAGGTTTATATCTAGCTCATCAATGACCGATTTCTCACACGCCAGGGCGTTCTGGTTTACTGCGGTTCGTACTGCCAATCGAACGGCCGCCTCGATTGATCGTTGAGCACCGCTTGGGTAGGACACTTTTGTTAGTCCTTCTCTGCATAGCTTGTCTATTGTGTTTGCGGTTGCTTGATCTAGTGAGTAAGCTCCGCTTGATACCTGAAGATAAGCCATGTCGTAGTATCTCATAAAAGTATCGCTTGCCAGTTGAGCTGTGGTCCTTGTAAGGTTCTGGATGTCTCCCCACAGTGCTGATGTTCCTTTTTTGATCTGATCTGAAAATTCTAAGCCGCTTGTGTCGTATCCTCCAGCCTCTAGTCTGTCGAAGGTATCGCGGATACTTTTATAAGCGCTCTGTTGCATGATCCGGTCGACTTCTTCTTCGGAAGTGTGAAGTATTTCAGCTAGCCTTTTGTTAATCCAGTCTTGCTGCAAACCGAGTTGTTTTAGTTTGTTGTTTAAATACTCCGTTGTGCTTGTCATAGCGTCCTGATTCATCTTGATCCGCTCCGCTATGTCCACCAGTATTTCTGTGGCCAGTTCCTGATATAGCTTTTCTAAATCGTCACCTACGTTTTGCAGGTAGTTTGGTTCTAGCATTAGGCCTCACCCTCTGGCTCCTCTTCGATTTGTGTTCCTTCTTGCTGGAAGAACATACTTTGAATTCTGTCTGCCGGGTTCTCTGTTTCTCCGGTCATCTCGCGTGCGGTCTGTTCGTCTTCTCCGTAGTATCGGACGCGATATTCCCATTTCTGTAGGATGCCGGCCGAGATTTCCTGAAGCATTCTCAAACGTTCTGCTTCCTCATCTGAAAACATGGTGTCGTCAAATTGAATAGTGATGCGAACGTCTGGATCAAGCCCGGATATATGGCACTTCTCTTTGCCTAGGATGATAATCGATCTCGTTAGCTCTGTAAGGGCATCCTGGATTGCGATACGTTGCTTCCAGACGCTTTCTGTTAGCTCTTTATTGCTAGCTCGAACCTGCGTTGCTGTGGTCATGTTCTGGATGCTGAACTGGTATCGGTTTTGCCCAAGTCCGCATTTACTTGATAAAAGATTTAGATTGAATTGAACGTTCTCTTTGTTCTCGTCAACTCGAAGGCTTGGGTTGTATTCCTCGAAGAGTCGAGGCTTGTCTGGGCTTACTTGTGTTCCTGTACTTACGTATAGAGATTTCTCCAAAGTTGCGCCGACGTCTGGTTCTTGCCTTACCGGTACTCGCTCGCCTTTATCGTTTAGCGCGTAGGCTGTTGGCTTCATGCTAAATAATGCCTGATCCATGAAAACCTTTTTCTTTCCTAGCAAAGTATCCATGAATAGATTGTCGTATGCCAAGTCGCAACTTTCCAGCATGTCGATTGCGTTTGCGTAGATCGACATCCCTAATGGTACGTCTGCTATGTTGTTTTCAATATTCGGCTTCAAAATAACAAAAGGCTTACAAGGTAGCTTGTAACTGATTGCTTCGCCGTGTGGTGCTGATACTCTTTCATAGCCTACAGCGTCTCCTGCCACATTGTTGATCTTGAAGTAGTGGTTGTAGATTTGATAGCCTTCTTGCTCTTGCTTGAAGACCTGGATGTACATAAAGCTTTCCCCGTTTTGCGTATACTCACTAGCTAATGCGATTTCTGAGATATCTTCCTCGTCGTAGGTCAACGGCACTATTTTCTGTGCATCCTTGATAGCTTTGATTTGTACGCTCTGGGCACTTAGCTGTCCTTTGTTTACTGTTGGCTTTACAAGCTGCAGATAGAAGCACACGGTCCCTTGTGCGAATTCTCTCTCGACCGCTTTGTTTCCTAGCTTCCAGAACTTGCTGTTTCCTAAAACTCCGCCGTTCTGGTCTTCTTTGTCTCCAGTCAAGAATTCTTGTGTGACGTCAGTTCCATGTTCGTTGCACTCTACCAGGATTCTGGTTTTATCATTCAAAAGTAAATCGGCCCAGTCTTCGCAGATTTTCTTAGCCATTCGCATTTGCTTGCGTTTTACTTGTCTGCTGTTTCCGTTTTCGTTCTTGATCTCGTATTTATGAAAATCTTGAACATAGCCTTTCCACCAATCGTTCCAGAATTGAATTTTGTTGTAGTAGTCTTGGACTTCCTGGCTCACAGGATATCCTAAGTCCTTTAGTATTGTGAATAAAACTTTCATTTAAGTACTCCTTCCTGTGATCAGGTCCATAAATGTTGACCAACTGTAAAAATGGGCGTCGAATGTATCGACGTCGGTTGTGAAATCATCCAGAATCTTGTCTTCTTTTGATTTCGTATCGTATAGGGCCGTGCTCAAGCTTTCGACCACCATAGGTACTGCCTGGAACTTCATCTTGTGTCGGTTTAGTAGCATGTTGTAGGTCAGAATCCTTGTCTTTCCGTCTATCTTGCGGCAATCCATCACGTTAGTTGGAAAGCCTGCCCTTTGTACGGCTACTCGTATACTGTTCAAAATGACTTGTTCTGCGTTATCTACAAAAACGTTTGATACCACGAAGCCTTGAATCCATAAAGCTCTGATCAGATCGACTGTCTCTGTGCAAAGTCTTTCGGCATCTATAGTTCCTTTAGCGTGTACGACTTTACGTTCAGCAAAAGTTACAATCTCAGAAAGGTCTGCCGTGATTCCTGTTACGATCAGGCTACTGTGTGAACGTGTTCCACCTATGTCCAGACCTATGTTGATCATGTTAAAAAGTGGAAGTTCTCCTTTGACTTCCCACTCGTCTGGATTATCAGCAAACTGTGGAAAGAGTAGCCCTTCCGCGTTGCACCATTCTCCTAGTATGTATCTGTTGTATAGGACTGTCCCTCGATATTCGAGTTTCAAGTTTTCCACGAATTCCTGCGGCAGAAACGGGTTGTCTTCAATCGTGTATTTCTGGCGGAAGATGTCGGCTCCTGATTCTAGAAACTTTAAAAACCAATGATTCTTGTTGTCTGGGTTGCATGTTCCGTCAAAGCAGCTATACGGTTTATCTAGACGCGACTTTAGCATGTCAAATACTTTCTTATTCCAGGTTACGACTTCATCCCCGTAGCAGTACGCTACTGAGGCCCCTTGTATCTTTGTAACCTGGCTTTCTTTGTCTGCGCCTATCGCGTAGCAGTTACGTCCGAAAAGCTTTACCGTGTTATCGGGTCTTACTCTTCCAACTAGTTCTGGCCCGTATAGTTCTCGCATGGGTTCTAGAACGTTTCTTTCAAGTGTCGACTTTGTGTTTCCTATGAGAAACACGTGGCCTGGAAGGCCCTCTATAGCTCGAATCCGTTTCGGGATGATGTAATAGTCCAGCCATGTCTTTCCGCTACGTGTAGCCCCTTCTTTTATGTTCCAGCGGCTCGGTTTATGATTCCAGAACTCTTTCTGTTTCTCAGTTAGTTCCACTATCGTCTCCGGCTACTGCGTCCATAGCTTTCAGTAAAAGATCCAGTTTCGTAATCTCTTTAGAAGGGTCGCCTTGTCTCTTGATCTGTTCGGCTTGTGCATTCATCAGCTTCGTTCTGGCTCGGTCTAGGCTTGTGACAGGTTGCTGTCCTGTAAGGTCTCGAATGAATTCTGCAGCCCTTACGTCTCCGCGTGTGGCTTTATTGAACATGGTTGCGGCTAAAAGCATTTGATTGCTGAGCTCGTCATCTTCTAATCCCATGTCGATCAGCTTCTCTTTGTTTCTTTCGCTTGGCTCCAATTCTAGGATTGCGGCCAGGCATTGTTTCAGCTTCTTTTTCTTTTTCTGGACTTTCTGGCTTGCGGCTCCGCCCTTGCGTCCCATCTCTGCAGCATTCTCTTTCGTGAATGGCTTCAGGTTTTGCATTGGGTCTTTGCGCTGTCTTGCCGCTTCGCTTTTTGTACGTCCAGCTAGTCCCTTAGCAGGCATCTGATATCAGCTCCGCTTGTTCTCCGGTGTAATCTTCCCAGCGCTTGATAATTACATCGGCATAGTGTGGATCATACTCCATCATGAAGCACCTCCGTCCTAGCTGTTCGCAAGCCATAAGCGTGGAGCCTGAACCTCCGAATAGGTCCAACACGTTTTCTCCAGTTCGGCTGCTGTTCTTGATCTGTCTTGCAACCAGTGGAATTGGTTTCATGGTTGGATGCAGATCGGATTTCGTGGGCTTCTTCTCGTCCAGAATTGTTGTGTCCTTGCACCCCCCCAGGATTGATTTTAGAAGGTCTTTAAGCTCGTCCTTCTTCATGCTGTCAATGTCCAGGTTCTCTGTGTCTTCGAGTACGGTTACAAGGTTTCTAGTGTTGACGAAGTAATGGGCTGCGCCATCTTTCCATCCGTAAAGGCACGGCTCGTGTTTCCACTGGTAGTCCTGGCGGCCCAGTGCGAATGTGTTCTTGTTCCAGATCAAGGTTTGTCGGATGTTTAGGCCTGCGCGTTCTGCTGCTTCCAGAAAGTTCTTACTCTGTGTAGATGCGTACCAAATGTAGAAAGCACCTCCGGACTTAAGTTGTTCTGTCATGTTCTCGAAGGCTACTTTTAAAAACTCGATAAAGCCCTCGTCGTCTTCCCATGAGTCGTTATCAATGACCAGTCCGTCGGTTCTTCGGTGTAGCTGTTTGGCTTCGCTTGGTCCCATATGCTGTCCTAAGGCTACGTTATACGGTGGATCAGTTACGACCATATCCATAGTAGCGTCGCTGCAAAGCTTTACTACATCCTGGCGTTTGGTGCTGTCTCCGACCATCAGTCTATGCCTTCCTAGCATCCAGCATTGTCCTCTTTTGGTTGTTGGTTCTTCCGGAATCTCTGGCTCGAAGTTGTCGTCCTCCGCGATTTGTTCGTCGAATGTTTCTGTCTCAAATCCGAAAGGCTCCATATCGAAGTCCATGTTGTCTAGTTCTTCCAGTTCAAACTGTAAAGCGTCAAGGTCCCATTGTGCTGCTTCCGCGACTTTGTTGTCTGCCAATCGGTAGGCTTTCACCTGTGCTGGTGTTAGATCGTCGGCCTGGATGCATGGCACTGTCTCAAGGCCCAGCTTTTGTGCTGCCTTCCATCTCGTGTGTCCTGCAATGATGATCAGGTCTTTATCCACCACAATCGGTTGCTTGAATCCGAACTCGTCTATAGATGCTGCGACTAAATCGACGGCATCTTCGTTGAGTCTTGGGTTATTCTCGTAAGGCTTCAGGTCGCATGTTCTTATGTCTCTAATGTTCATGTGTGTTCACCTCTGTTGTATTAAAAAAGAAGCGTTAGCAGCTCAGGGTTCTCTCCAATGAGAGGTTTATCCTGTTTAGCTTCTAAGGCTTCTTTGTTGTCTATGATTACCCGGAGCGCTGAAAAGAAAATAAAATTTATGTCCATGATTTGTCGTAGCTGACGTTTGACGTTGTCTGGAAAGCACTCGTTTTTTATAAAGGAGGACGCTCCGGGTAAAAGAAAAGAGGGCCCTTTTCTATCGGTCCTCTTTTACAAGTACTAATATACCACTTTAAAGTGGTACACAGTGGGAACTCTTTAGCTTTTTGTGAGCTTTTTTACTTCCGCCATTAGATGTTTATACAGTCCCCGTCTTGTGTATCCATATTTCTCAGCAACTTCTTCGGCCTTGATTCTATGAATGTACAGATCCCATAAGATATTCTGATCTTGCAAGTCTAGAAGTTCTGTCCATCTTAGGTCCGTCAGTCTTTTTTGGAAGTGATGCAGTTCTTGTTCTTTGGCTGATATCTCTTCAAATAACCCAAGCGGGCTGTGGTACTGATGCTGATATGTTGGCATAGGCCACTTGCTTTTTTTCTGTTCTGCGGTCAGTTCGATTCCTCCTGATTTTGCAAGGCCTGTCATCTGGTGGTTTAGTACTTCCAATTCTTGATTCAATTCAATCAAACGGTGGCAGCAGTAGCGCACCGTTTTTAGTTCTGGAATTAATTCGTCGTAAGTCATGTTTTACCTCCTTAAAGCTTCGATTAAGGCTTTTTGTGTTATGTTCTTGTGTTCTAGTGCATCCAGCATGTCCTCGTCTACTGTGCCTCTAGCTACGATCTGATAAATTGTCACGTTTTGTTTCTGCCCTTGTCTGTAGATTCTGGCATTTGCCTGCTGATACAGTTCAAGGTTCCAGTTTGGAAGTGTGTACCAGATTGCGATATGTCCACCACGCTGAAGGTTAAGCCCATGTCCGGCGCTGGCTGGATGCAAAAGCAGCACGTCTATCTTTCCGTCGTTCCAGTCCTTGACATCTTTTTCACTGTTTAGACTTCTTACTTCGATCTTTTGCTTTTTCAGATGTTCTGTGATGCGTTTTAGTTCGTGTTTGAAGTAGTAAAACACCATCACAGGGTTCTGGTTTGCTGATTCGATCAAGTCGTCTAGTGCCTCAAGTTTAGCCGCATGAAGGGTTGCTACTTCTTCAAGCTTATTTCCTAGCTGATCACGTTTATAGATTTCTCCTGATGTCATCTGTAGCAGCTGACCGCATAGCACTCCAGCGTTGGCTGCTAGCAGTGATTCGTTGTTATCTAGTTCCAGAACCTTCTCACGTTTGAAAGCGTGGTATTCTATCATCGCTTTTTGAGGTAGCTCGATTGATTTTTTTAAGTACTGAACCGGTGGAAGTTTGGCGCAGTCTGCCTGATCCAGACTCATGCATACGTCACCTATTTTCTTGTAAATCTTTTCCTCTGCGTCTGGTCTAGGCTTCCAATCGTATACGATCATCCCATTTCTTCTTCCTGGAATTAGATATCTTTCTCGAAACTGAGTTAGTGTTCGACCTAATCTTTCTCCCTGGTCAATCAAATATATCTGGCTCCAAAGGTCCGGGATTCCTTTCGGGGCTGGTGTTCCGGTTAGTCCTATAAATCTGTCAGCTAGGGGCATAACTTTTCTTAGTGCTCTGAACCTCTGGCTTTTTGGATTCTTGAAAGTTGATAATTCATCAATCACTACCATGTCAAAGTCAAAATATTTATTGTCTACTAGCCAGGTAACGTTCTCTTTGCCTATGAGATAAATGTCTGCCTTTTGTTGCAGTGCTTTCTCACGCTGCTTTGGAGTGCCTGCTATGATTGAGTAGCTCAAGTCCTTAGTATGACTCCACTTTTCTATTTCTTCCGGCCACGTGCTTTTTATTACGCGCACAGGGCCAATGATCAGAACTTTTTCTGTGTCGATTAGTTTTAGAAGGCTGATGATCGTTAGCGTGGTTACGGTCTTTCCGGCTCCCATAGGGAGAAGAAGGCCACACTTCTTATGATCCAGTCCGAAGTTGATAGCCTTCTTTTGATAGCTGTGAGGTCTAAATTCTGTCAAATCTATTCTCCTCCGGTATGATTCCTAGTTTCAACAGGTTCGTTAACTCATCCACCTGGGCTTTTGTGCTGATGCAGTATACTTTCATACCTGTTGCCCGTATTTGGGCTACTGTGGCTTTTTGTAGGGCTCTAGGCTTACCGCCTGGCCTTTTTACTTCTACAAAGAAAGCCTTTGAATTATATGTGATCAGTCTATCTGGCACGCCTGCGTTTCCTGGACTTACAAACTTCCAGGCTTTACCGCCTAGCGCTGATACCTTTTTGATCAGATAATTTTCTACTTGATTTTCTATCATTTCTGGAAGAACTTCTTTTGAAGTTCGCGGTACCGCTCGGCGCAGTCTGGACACAAATCTTTGTTGTCAATTGTTGTGATCCACCCATCTGGAAGTCCTTTCCAGGTTTCGATTGTTTTTCCGTTTTCAATCTTGCTCTTTTCGATTCCGACTGATGTTTCTTTTCCGCATCGGTCGCACTTGATATACATTCTATTTTCTTTCATGTTTTATTCCTCCTCTAGCCTTTTAGCTTGTCTTTCCTGCTTTGCTTGAATAAGTTCTTGAATCTCATGTCTTTCGATTTGATAATACTCGATAAGCTGGTCCATACAAATCAATACATCCGCCATTTCTTCGATCAGGTTATTTCTTAGTCCTTTGAATTCTAATGGTTTTGTCTTTTCTTCCGGATTGCGTACCAGTTTAGATACGGCCTTTTGCAGTTCTGATAGTTCTTCCATAGCGACCAGGCTCTGCCTTTCGATTCCATATCGGTCCATTGTTCCCTGGTTGATTCTTGCGTCTATTTCTACCATAAAACCTCGATATGTTCTGATGTGATTTCTTTCCATTTCTGTGTCTCCTTTTCTAGTTGATTTTTGGCCCTGGCAACGGGCAACGCCTGGCAACGTTCAGAAAACTTTTTATATATATACTATATTTTCTCGCGCGCATATACATACGCATGTACTGTATTACGCTATATATTATGTATTCATTAAGTTATATAATTTATAGTTGTCACGTTGTCAGAAGTATTCTAGGCCCTTATTTTATGCGGTTTTAGCCCGGCAACGCTCTATCATTTTAGCCGTTGCCAGTCCGTTGCCGCGTTGTCACTCGGTTTTTTTGAGTGCGTTGTCAGCCGTTGTCAGGCTTTTCTGCTATACGCGTAAGCATCCTGCGGCGGAACATAAGCTTTCTGGCGTCCGTAAATTCCTCCAAATCTTAACGGATTTTTAGTACGAACCCACCCTAAACTTTCCATGATTGCCTTGAGTTCTCTTTGGTCCGCTGGTGTAAATTTATTCTTTGATCCATTCAAAACCTCGCACCACACCTCTAGCAGGCATACCCTTGTACGTTCTTCCGTGCCTTCGTTTCTTGGATCCTCTAGCCATTGGGTTCTTGCATAAAGATCCATGTCATACCAATCTTGCGGTAACTTTCTGTCTAGATAATCCCGGACCATGTCCTCTCGGACACTGGTAAACGTGTGCTCCTTTTGCATCTGTTCGGCTCCGGTCAAAGCTTCGCCCTGAAGGAATAGCTTTTCTCCGTCCTTGAATCTTTGCTTGGCTTCAGCCCAGATCTGGTCCCGTTCTTTTGGCAGATCATCAAACACGACCTTCTTCGCTTTTGATATATCCGTGTTGATCGGCCAGAATCTTCGGTTTCCTGTGTAGTCTCTTAGGAATTCATCATCATTTGTAGTTCCGAAAAACACACACTGTCTTGGATTATCAGTAACCCTTCTTGCGTAGGCTTTTCTGTATCTGTCGTCCCTTTTACTTATAAACTGCTTCATGGACTCGATATCGGCTTTTCTGGCTGCAGATAATTCGGACCATTCAATAACCCATGATCCATGCAGGGCTTCGTATCCTTCTTTTCCTGAAATTGTTGTGATTGAATCTGAGAACCAGTCTCCGCCCATGATGCTTAGCATGTGGCTCTTTCCGATTCCCTGATGTCCTACGAGTACCGGCATATAGTCCATTTTGCATCCTGGTGTGTAGATTCTGGCCACGGCTGCGGTAAAAGCTTTCCTTGCGACCGCTCTGCTGTACTCTGAGTCCTCGCTTCCTAGATAGTCTATAAATAGCGTGTCTAGTCTAGGTATGCCGTCCCATTCTAGTGTGTCTAGATAGTCACGTACTGGGTGAAAGCTGTTTCTCTCCTGAACATAGGCTATAGCGTCGTCTACTTTTCCTTTGGCTACAATGTTGTATTTCTTTTCTAGATAGTATCTGAAGCTTGCGTCGTCCGTATCCGTCCAGGTCGGGTCGCTTGGATTGTAGTTCCACCATGGCAGGTTTCCCTTCTTGACGGGTTTCTGTGCGAACAGGTCATTTCCTCCAACTCCGTTTTTAAGCTTTGGATCATTTAAAAGTATGCGGACTATGTTGTCTGTAGTTGGCTTGAAGTTTCCCTTCTTGTCCATGTCCATGGCATCCAGCCAGTCCTCGTTTACTTCCTCTTTACTGTCTTCTACTCCTTGCGAACCCCTCGCGGTGTCGTCCTTGAAGTCGTCCCAGTCTTCATGAATCTGTTCTTTCTTGTCATCTATAAGCTGCTTCCTGGTGCCCTCGTCGTGTTCCATTAGTTCGAGCATGTGTTCTGTACTTGCTGGATCGTCTGGCCACTTGTGTATCCTTACAAGGTCATAGGCGTTACATAGCTGCTGCCCTGTTGGGTCTGTGTTGTGATTGCTGTAAGCGTACTTGTCGTCGTATATAACTAAGCCTCCGGCTGTTGATCCGTTCGTATAGGTCCAGCGGTTCGGGTCCTCTGTCGGCGTGTATTCCTCTGGTATGAACTTCTCAATCGCTTCTTGGATCGTGTAGGCCCTGCAGAAGGCGCCAATCCATCCGGACTTAGATAAAGGGTCTTCCTGATGTCTAATGTCGCTGTGATGCAGTTCTGTCTCTCTGTTAGATCGAGGCCAGTAGCTGATGTCATGCCAGTCTCTGTACTGCGCCAGGATGTCATCCGGGTTCAGGTACGCATTCCTGTCTCCTAGTTGTTCACAGATGTATTCTCCGTCCTTACTGGTGCTAGGCCAGAACATCATTCGTGCTGGCTGATACGTTGTGTCGTCGAAGTATTCCATTCCGATAGTACTTGCAATCCTTCGAGCGATTGCTTCGTACTCTTCCGGTGATACTCCTCTTTGTAGGGGCAGGATCCATCTGTATTTTGGCTTTTCCGGTGTGTGCTTATGCGTTGAGTAGATCACGCTGCAAAAGTCGCACGTTATTCGGATCAAGTCTAAAAAGTCTTTGTCTGCGAAGTCAGCATCCAATGTGATCATACTTCTTGATAGAACGCTTTGATTGTTTCGTCTGCCGTCCTTTAGTTCTCCGGCTACGAATCCACCGACATCCTTGATATTGGACTGCTGGTCCTTCGTCATGTTCTTGTACTCTTCCACCGTCTCTTTTGTTCGGGTCGTTTCTTTTAGTTTTTTTGTGAATTCCTCCCAGGACATTTCCTGGTTGAAATATTGCTTTTGTTTTCTATTTTTGCAGGTTGCTATTTGCACATCCTTCAGCCTCCTGTCTATTCTTCCGCTAGAATATAAAAGATTCTATGCTTCCTTTTCATTTCATATTCCATTTCTTATTTCCCCGATAGGCCACTTTCTGAAGCTCGTGTTTGATACTTTGCTGTGTTCCTTGCTGGAGTGTCCCATTGGCCTTGATCTCTTCTAGAAGCTTTGTAGTGCGTTCAGCGTGCTTGCTGGCGTTCTCTGTATCGCTTTCCATATATCTGCAGATTACGGTTAGAGCGTTTGCGATATTGTCTAGCCTATTGCAGATACGGTCTGCAGCCTGGTTGATTGCTTTTTCTAGCATGTCCGCATTGTCGAAGCTGGCCATGTCTTCCTTCCGTCTTTCTTCGGGTGGTTTGTGTAGATAGCTTAGACGAAGAGCTATAGCATTTTGACTTCGGTTCTTTAATATAGAGCCATATTCTTTATAAATCTTTGAGCTGCTATAGCCCAGGGCGTCTAGCTGCTTTAGAAGGTTGTCCTCCTGTTGTGTCCATTTCATACTCATGTTCTATCCTCCTAGCCTTGGCACTTGAGCTATATCCAAGCCGAACACTTCCTTCAAAATGCTTAGAATGATCAGCGCTGCTGTGATATAGATCAAGGCTATAATTAAATCATGCTTATCTATTTTCATTTTTTTAGTCCTTCTTGTAATAATCGGATATAAATCCGTCTCCTACTAGAACCAAGTCTGGCGCCCAGTCTATTGGTTTGGCCATTACGTCTAGCAGTTGCTTGAATTTTGTTTCTTTTTCTTCCGTCGGTACTTCGCATATAACCTCGTCGTGTACGTGCATGATTGTTTTAGCTCCGATCTCGTCGCAGCCTTTTAGCGTCTCGCATAGGCAGTCTCGAGCGATAGCCTGAACCACGTTCTCCGTTAGCTTTCCGCCCCAGGTGTTGGTCCACTCCCACTTTCTTGTTGTCTGGTTCAATCCTAAAAAGGATACCTGGCCATCTTTGATTCGTGGAGTAACATAGCCAATAATCCGTCCGTTGGGTAGTTGAATATAAACGTTTCCATTGTTTTTGAAAACCTTCATATTTCGGTCTAGGGTCGTGACTTTGCCGTCTGTGATTGCATCCTTGAAAGCTCTTTCTAGCTTGTACCAGAAATCGTAGATTTTTGGCGACGCCCGTCTCCATTTGATTACAATCTCATGCTGCTGTTCTGGGCTTAGTCCCATCTTACTCGCTCCGAAGGCTTCCAGTGCTGCCGTTCCACCTCCGTATCCGAGCGCTAGTTCGGCAATCTTTCCCTTTTGTCTTAGATGTCCATTGATTCCGTGCTTTTCTACGGGCACTCCGAACATCTGACTGGCTGATGCACAGTAGATGTCTCCGCCGTTTTTGAATACTTCCTGGCGCCATGTTGTTCTCGTAAGCCAGGCAATCACTCGAGCTTCTATGGCTGAGTAGTCGGCTACTATGAAGGACTTTCCCTCTGGTGGTGTGATTACGGTTCTTAGAATCGTAGCGAATACATCATTCATGCTTGGGTATATCAATTCTAAAAGTTCGAAGTTGCCTTCCTTCACGAGTGTTCTTGGTTCGTCTACCTCGTCAAAGCTTGGCCGTGGGAAGTTCTGCGGTTGGATCAGTCGGCCTGCCCATCTTCCGGTTCTGCCTCCGAAGAATTGGAAGGTTCCCCTGATGCGGTCACCATCTCCGCACGCTCTCTGGAAGGCGTCGTATTTCTTGACGCTTGTTTTCCCGAGCTCCTGGCGTATCTCTAGGGCTCTTCTTGTTTCAGGCTTCAGTGTGCCTTTTAGAAGGTCTTTCACGGCTTCCTTGTTCAGGCTTTCAATTTCATGTCCTTCCTGGTCAAGGATCCATTTTTTTAGCTGTGCTACGCTTTGCGGGTTCTCTAGTCCTGTGATGTATCTTGCTTCGTCCATGAGTTCCATTCCGTGTTCTAAGCTGTAGGACTGAACGTTTTTTATGATCTGCGTATCTACGTGTATTCCCCGGTCATTTATCCTCTGATCCCTGTGCCAGTTTTCCCATTCCTGATCAGATACTGGTATCAAGCTATTTAGCTTGTTATAAATGGTTTGTTCGGATTCAACATCACGTCTGTTATACTCGATGAAAGTATTCCATTTCTCCGGATCATGCTCCGGTAGGTTCTTCCATCTTCCGCCGTTGGCTTTTGTTGGTTTGCAAGGCTTGCAGAAATACTGGATCAGCCTTTTACCTGTAGCCAGTTTCACCTTGTCTTCTTCAATGCCTAATGCTGGCCCTAGTTGTCCTAAACTGGAAGGGTATCCATTCTCAGCGGCCATGATCATAGTATCTTTCCATTGCTCTGGTGGAAGGAATCCATCCTCTGTTAGTTTCTTTTTCAAGGCGTCTCCTAGAGTATTTCGCTTTGCGTACTCCTTGACGTATCTGGTTAGACATACTCGTTCGAAGTTTGCGTTGTGTGCCACCTTCGTTATGCTTTCATCCGCTAGCGCTGATACTAAAGAAAAAGGCAGATCTTCTTCCATTAAATTTAAAACTTCTACTGGATCATCGCCCCAGGCGTATCCGAATAGAAGTATTTTGAAATCTAAACTTTCTGCGTATTTATAAACCCCGCAGGCTGCAAGGTCGACGCTGGAGTAGGTCTCCAGGTCGATATGCAGTATGGGCTTTTTACAATAAGGCACTTAGGTCGTCGCTTCCGGTTTCCTCATCAAACTCAGAAGCGTCGCCGAAGTCTGCGGTTACACTTGAGTGTCCTCCTAACGGCTCTCCGTCTTTTACTTTTAAAACGCTGTTAAGGCCAGCCGCGATTCCTGTTCCGACTTTGTTGAATGGATAGAAGTTAAAGCTTACAGCTCCATAGCATCCACTATATACATCTTCAAGAATTGCGTTCTTGTCGCTATAGGCGTATGTTACTCCGTTCTTGCGGTATCCAACTGATACAGGATTATTACTCTTTACCGCTAGCATGTATTTGTTCTTGAACTCTGGCGCACTGTATCTTTCATCCGCGTCGCAGTCAACCAATAAACCGCGTGTGCTTCCAGGCTCTCTTTTTAGCGGTGTCGCTTTTGCTTTGAAAGAAGCGCCGTAGTCTTCTACTCCGTCTTGAACGGCTTCCTGGTATCCCTTAAGGATTCGGTTAAGTGTTTCTTTGTCGTCCTTGTCAATTAATACATTCACGCTATATTTGGCGTCCTGGCCCTCTGCAAAGGCGTGTGGTTCTGCCAAGTGGCAGTATACGAATCTCACTAATTTTGTTTTAACTGTAGACATCTTTCTGTTCCTCCTAGTTTTACTCTTTGTCGCATTACGTTTTTAAGCTGTCGCTTTAGATCGTTTCTGTGTGGTCCTGGTTTACTGTTTCGAATCTCGGCTCGGATGCGGACCATTTTTTCATCCAAATCTTTAATCAATTCCGTCTTTGAAGTCATTTGTTACTGCTTCAAATGCGGGACGCTTGTCGCTTACTGGCACCAGTGTTGGTTTTCCTTGTGGTTTCTCGATATATTCACCAACGATTTCTGCGAAGTCTTTCTTTCCGACTAATTTTTCTAGAGCCGTGATAGTCTGAAGCTTTGGCTGCGTCATGATCTGGTTGTAGTCGAATCCTGCGTTCTGTAAAGCTTCAGATGCCTTAGACTCGTCTGTAATCTTTCTTTTGCTTGTTCCTTCTACAACTTTATATCCTTCGTAGTGTGTTCCTTTTAGCGCCTGATCCAGTGCGAACTCTTGTACCTCTTTGGCCCAGTCGATAAGTCCAGGTAGTTCTGGCAAAAGCTCCGCGATTTGCTGATCTGTTAGAAGCATTCCGCACATGCGCTGATATCTTTCGTCGATTGCTTTCATCCTGGCAGCGCGTGCGTTACAGTTTCCCTTTGCCCTGCAGAACTTGCACCAGTCTCCGGCTTGCCGTTCTCCTTCTCCGTTCCATGCTTCTATAGCTGCAGGCTTGACTACATTTTCCATCCAGTCGGCTAGTTCTTGCGTAGTAATTTCCCAGGTGCTGATGTGGTCACGTCTAGGCTGTACGATATGAAGCTGAACCTTTTCAAAATCGTATAGGCAGTCGTATAGGGCCATAACTCCTGCGGCGTAAATGGTAAGCTGCGGATTGTGTGGTGCATTTACCTTGACACCTTCTCCGTATTTAAAATCGATAACGTGGAGCGTGTGATTACTTACGATTACAGCGTCGCTTGTTCCGAATCCTTCCGGAATCCATGGAGTCAAATCAACTTGTACCTCGATAAAAAGATCCGCGATATCACTTTTCTTTTTCTCTTTGTTGTATACCTCTAGAACATAGTCCTTATAGAAGTTTGTAGCCTCGTCCATTTCTCCTGTTGCAGCTTTTACTTTTCTTCGTGGATGTCCCTCGATCCAGTTACGAAGTTTCTTTTCGGCTACACTGTGGGCCTCTGTTCCTTCCGCTGCGTAGACGCTTGGCTTTTCTTCAATAGGCTCCTCAAGTCTTGCGGAAGGGTGGCAGTGAATCCATCTGTCGGCACCACTTGCAGAAAGGATAGCGTGTTGGCTAGGCATGTAGTGCCTCCCAGGCTTCCTGATATTTCTCTTTAGGAATGTCGCTGATCTTGCTTGCACCCATCTGAGTTAGGAATACCTTAAGTACGGCCATGCCTTTTTCTTTGGCAAAGTCAACGCCGGCTTTCTGTAGCTCTTTCAACGTAATTGGTTCTGCAGTCGGATCAGGTTTAGGCGTTGGCTTTACTGGTTCCGGTGTAGGCTCATCCATTGGCACCCAGTCTTTGGCTCTTGGGATTGTAGGCTCCTCCTGCTTTGGTGCTTTTTGTTTTGGTGTTTCTTCTTCCCATGGGAATGTTTCAGGCTCAGGCAGTTTTTCCTCTAGTCCTGCGCGCTTTAGGTCTAGCTCCTTGGCTAGCTCCAACACTTTTTTAGCGTCGTCGATTTCGCTTGTTGCGAATTGCAATGTTAGTTGGTAATACATCTATTTTTCCTCCTTGTTTTCTGAATTGTCGTTATAAAGCTCTTTGTATGTATTAAATAATGCAGCTTTAAATTTTTCGCGTTCTTCCTCTGGTTTCTTTTTCAACGCTTCCTCGTATCTTCCTAAAAATTCATCAAAAGTCATTTATTTTTTCCTCCCTTTATTTCTTCCATTCTTCTTTTTAATTCATCGTAGGTAACGCAGAAAGGACATTCTTCATCTCCCTTTTTTGCATGACACGACCATTGCTGAAGTCCGTCAGCAACCGGGCTGGCATCTAATCTGCAACTTCCTTCTTCATAGGCGATATGTAAGGTATTGGGCCAAGATTCGCTGACATAAAACGGGCAATATTGCGGATCAATTTCATCAACAATAATTTGCATTTTCTAGTCCTCCTTATCTTCTATTTCTGCAGCTTCTAGGCTTTCGCTTAGGTTCACAACCTGCTGTACAAAATCTCTAAGCATAGCCTTAGCAGCATGTTTTAGAATTGATCCAAGTTCCTCTGGACTGACGTCCATTGTTTCAAGAAGGGCCATCATCTCGGGTCTGCTTCCTTTGATATGTGTCTCTAAATGCATTTCGTCTTCAACGTCTGGCGCTAGTGCAACTTCTACTGAGAAAAGCTTTAATTCTCTTTTTGCAGGTTTTTCTTTTTCAATAGTGATCATGTTTAGTCCTCCTCTGTTATTTCGCTATTTGCTAGGATATCTTCAAGTGTTGCATCCCTATCAACGCCCTTGAAATACCCCTTTTTTCTCATCTCGGTTAAAGAATTTATATTTTTGAACTGATATTCGGGCGAATAGCCTTGTGAACAGCTTTGTAATAAATCCTGTTCAAATTTAGTTAGTTTAATTGCGGGGGCTTTACGGGGCTGCTTTAGCCAATCCATTACCTTTGCATGACATCCTCTTGATCGATCTTTGCTAAGTTCGCAGTCAATGCATTTAACACGATCACATCGTTCAGGTCTTCCTTTGACTACCGCTAAATTCCACAGGCCTTTTTCTAGAATTTCTTGTTGGAAATGATCTAGATTAGTTTCCTGATTCGGTTCTCTATATTGCTTCAATTCCTCTAGCCATTCAGCAAGTTGCTTAAAGTTTTCTCTACAAAGATCACTCATGCATTGATTTTTAGATGCTTCTTTTGCGCGGGCAATTAATTCCTCTAATGTCATTCTTTCTTTTTCCTCCTTGTATTTTTGAACACGTGCTGTATAATATAAGCGTGTTCTATTGCTAGAGCCTTATTCGTTTTCGAACGAGGTCTTCTAGCCTTTTTTTATAGAACGCTCGTAGGATTCTACGATATTCTTTTGTGTGAGGCCTAGATACTGAATAGCACGCTTGGTTAGAATTACGTTGCTGTCGATATTCTCTAAGCCTTCTTTTTTTATGTCTTCCATGATTTTCTGGAAGACTTTACTTCCTTTGTTCCTTCCGCAACCTAGAAACTTTGATAGCTCGGTTTTGTTCATATAACCCTTTTCCATCATTTTGTATCTGTAGGCTGCTAGGTTTTCTACTTGCAAAGCTCACCACCTCCTTTAATAAAGCATTTGATAGATCATGATCCAAACCGCTACGCTAAGCGACAGGATCAGGATTAGGATCGCAACGTTTAGCACTGTTACAAGTCCTGATCTGAATTTCTGTTTTCTGATTCTTTTTTGTTCTGCATAGAAGGCTTCCAGTCTTAATCTTTCTCCGTGAAGGTTGATACCTTCCGCAAAGTCTGGAAGCTCTGCGCCTGTTGTCTTGTGTTCCATTTCTCTTTCTCCCTTTCGTGTTACAATCTCCTATGAAAGGAGGTTAATCGTTTGAAGTTAAATCATGATTTAGTTCGATTGCTTCTATCTGCAGTGGAAGCAAGTCCTGAACCCGTGAATCTGTCGGAGTTAACTTTCGACGGCTTTTCTTCGTATGATGTCAGAAATCATTTGAAGGAATTGTTTCGTCGTGGCTATATTAGTGGTGAAGTGAATAAATATCTTGCTTCTACTGATTACATAGCTTCTTTCCTTACTCCTGCGGGTTCTGCTTACTTAAAAGAATTGAATACTTCCGGTCTTAAGAAATTTCTTTACGCCACAAAACGTTTTGTTCGTGATCTGTTGATTCAGTATTTTTCTAGTAAGCTTCCTTAATTAATTTTTCTTGAAGAAGGGCTTAGTCCCTTTTTTCTTTTCTTCTGATTCTTCAATCCTGTACGGGTTTTCCCTCTCATATTCTTTTTCGATTTCCTTTTGATCTTTTTCTAGAACCGAGTCAAACATCCAAGGATCGGCTGCACCTAGTCTGAATTTGAGATGTATATGCATTTCTAGATATCCAGGCGTTGCTTCTGTTCTGAGTCTTGTGATCGGATAATCGCTGAGGTCTAAGTCGTTGATCTTGATTCCTTTCCCGCCATCTAGGATTTCAAAGGATTCGAGCTTTTTCATTTGTTCACCCTCTTTTCTTTTAGTCCTTTGATAGTTTCCCTAACGGCTCCTATCGCAAGACCGAAAATGATAGGTACTAGGATCATTATTCCCAGTATACTTAGCAATCCAAAAAATATATTTTCCAACATCTATTTCACCTCCTCCTGTTTTTCTGGTTCCTTGGCTGCTGGTGCTGGCTGAGCCTTATTCATTTGTAGGCCTGTCAGTATTCCCTCTACAAAGGCTTTTTCACTTTCAGATAGCTTGGGAATCTTTTCTGAAAGAATTAGGCTTGTTTTTTCTATTTCCTGATGTTGCGATGCTTTCATTTTTTCACCTCCATATGCTTCGTAACTGAAGTTTACGATGTCATTATATGCTCGTCCCTTTACAATTGTCAACACTGAAATTTAAAAAATGTTTTGTTACTTTACAATTTAAAACTATAGTGGTATTCTGTTTTTGAAAGGAGGCACTTATGAAAACAGTGGGTGAACGAATTAAAGAAGTTCGTAAAGCTCTAGGCCTATCGGGTGAGGCCTTTGGGAAGCCTATCGGTCTTTCAAGAGGGGCGCTTAGTAATATTGAAAGAAATACAAACGGCGCGTCTGATCGAACTATTAGATTGATATGTTCTAAGTATTGCGTGGATTATTTCTGGTTAACTGAAGGCAAGGGTGAAATGTTTATAGATGATATGGACGCCATACTTGAAGAGCTTGCAGCTGAAAAAGGATATGATGCTGACACTCTTAGGATTATGAAAAAACTATACAGTCTACCTAATGATCAATTTAATTTAGTAATGCAGCTTATTGATAATCTTGTAGAAAAAAAAGACGAGTAATCCTGTTTAGGTTGTTACTCGTCTTTTTATAAAAAGAAAAACGCAGAACCTGTTTCCAAGTCCTGCGCTCTTCCATGTGTGTTCTATTGCTGTGTTCCGTGTCTGATCCAGATTCTTTGTAGGATTTTATAGGCCTGTTCAAGACCCTCCTGATCCATGGTCTGGAGCATGAATTCGATTTTCTTTTTGAGTTCCTCTATCCCATACGCTTTCCCTTCTTTCTTAAAAGCTCTTTTCCTAATTGCCTACAGTTTACAGCTATGAACGCATTTTGTCAAACTTTTACGGTTATTATTCTGTATTTTTTATTATTTACTTTTTGAACCTAAAAGATTAATATAAACCTAGGAGGTGTAATTATGAGTAAATTGAATGAAGTTTTATCTTCCAAGCTCCCTGAGCTGATGAAAGAGTCTGGTGTCAGTCGTAGAGATTTGGCCGAGTATTGTGGTGTTTCTTATAACACAGTACGGTGTTGGGAGGTTGGCACTAAAGCGCCAAGGCCAGATATGGTTGTGAAAATTGCAGAGCGCTTCAACCTGAAACCCTTTGATCTGATGAGCGCGGCTTTTGAGGATTCTTCAGTAAAGCCTGTCCGTTTCTTGTCTTTGGTTGCTGAGGACGGGTCTGTATCTAAGTCGAATAGCTCGTCAGTCTTCACTTCTACGGCTACAGATGTTACAGCGGATTATATTTATGTTATGCCAGATGAAACTATGTATAAGGCGGATATTATCAAGGGCGACGTCTGCCTGATCCGCGCCACAGGTGCTATTCGTGCTGGTGTGCCTATGCTAGTGAAGTATCAAGGTAAAGCCATGCTGCGCTTTATTATTACGCATAACGAAACGAACCAGATTGCTTTACGTACTGCCAGTCCGTATGCGATAGGGACTCTCTTCTCAACGTCTGACTTTCATGATCAGGTTCAAGTGTTGGGTGTTTTAGTCGCTTTTCGTAGAAATTATAAAAGGAGATAATCTCTTATGGCTCAGCAAAAGGACACAAAAAGGGGAACCTGGATGTTCTATGGTTCCTGTAAAGATATTACCGGAAAGACTCAGCGATATTGTCGTCGAGGTTTCAAAACAAAAAAGGAAGCAAAAGAAGCCGAGTTTGCCTTCCGTCTGGAAATGACTACCGCTCGGCCTTCTATAACCTTAAATGAGATGTTTCAGTTATACTGCAAAAACGCAGAGAATATGTCCGTAAAAGGATCCACTCTCTATACGCACGAACATACTTATAGAAATCACATCCAGGATGATTTGGGAAGCCTGAAGCTTACGGCGCTTACGACTCCCGTTCTTGATCAGTGGAGAAACCGTCTGCTTCAAAAGAAAAAACCAAACGGTCAGCTTTATGCTGCCCCCACATTAAACGGCATTTTAGATACTCTATCCGTTATTCTTTCCTATTCCGTGAGACTTGGATATCTTGAAGTCAACCCGTGCAGATCTTTGCCTATCGTGAAAGATAAACGGAACCTGAAAGATCAGAGTCTGTTGTTCTGGGAGCAGGAAACCTTTACGCACTTTATATCGTGCGTAGACGACCCGTATTGGCGTGATGTCTTTATGTTTATGTATGGCACTGGTGTCCGTAAATCTGAAATGTTTGCCCTCCAATGGTCGGATGTTGATCTAGGCAGAGGCCGGGTGCATATTTCAAAAACATTGACGATAAAAACAGAATCGGCTCCGTGGGAGATTACTCCACCTAAATCTAAAAACTCAAACAGATATATTGATCTACAGGATACCCTTCTAGATTGTCTAAGGCGTCGCTATAGCGAGCAACAAAAGAAGGACGGGTTCTCGTCCTCCTGGTTTGTGTTTGGCCATATAAAGCCACTTCTGGCGCCCAGACTGGCTGTTGCTTTGAAGAGATATATCCAGGCTGCTGGTGTTCCGCTTATCTCTCCTCACGGTTTTAGGCACTCCCATGCGACTCTGCTGATTCGTGCCGGTGTAGATGATCAGCTGATTGCAGAAAGGCTGGGCCATTCTGTTAGTGAATTAAGAAAAACTTACGCCCACATATATTCCGAATCTAGGCGTGAAATGCTGGATAAACTGAACAAAATTTTATAAAAAATACATCAAAAATACGTCACGAAGTAGCTAGGCGCTTTATATATAGGCGTTTTGGCTACTTTTTCTCTATGTTAAACATAGAGATGTTTTTTGTGTTTGTACTCGACCGAAAATTGAAAATCGGTCGATGAAAACGATTTT